GTTGAGGGTTCAAAAAATTGAGCCATGATACTTCTCCTTTAAGTTAATATAGTTTATTTTGTGATTCTGCCTTCTTGCATAGCATCTGATATTTCCTTTTCGTATTTATCAAATTCTGCCATACTCAATGCAGCAATCTCCCTTTCTGACCATACTTTCTCTTGCTTTGGTTCAACAGTTGTTGTTTTAGTTGAAACCATATCTGCAGCAGATTGTCTGGTCGGTTTAGAAGATGACTTAGTCTTTATAGGTTCTATACCAAAGTCTTTTTTAAATAAATCTAAAGCACGAGAAGCTAAAGTGGCATCACTAGCATTTGAATATATCCAATCTTGGATAGATTTAGGTTGCTGTTTAGCCCATTCATGAAAATCATCACTATTTTTAATATCTTCAAAATCAGGATGTTTTTCCATTAACCTAGTTTCTGCATCTTGTCGTATTAACTGATTTTCTCTTTCTTGGAGTTTACTAAGGCGTTCTTCTAGAACTTTTGCTTTAGACTCCGATTGCATGTGAGCAACAGTTTCTACAACTTCATACACATCAGGATAATTATTTTTAAACTCTTCTAGTTCTTCTTCAGATTTAGGAGCTTTATAGCTTGTTCTATTTTTAGTAGCTTCTTCTATTAACTCTTGTTCTCTAGTTCTAAACTCATTAAGTTTATTATCATAATGTTTTTTTAAATCATCATAACGCTTTTTATAATTTGGTCTTTTATAAGGTTTATCCTCATTCAGTTCCAATTTATCAGTATTAACACTTCCTTCAGCTTCCACTTCAGTTATGTCATCTGTTTTGAAAAGTTTATTCTTTTCAGAAGGCTCTTCAAAATAAAGGCTTTGTGATGATACAAAAGGTTTATCTTCTCCTTCGTGCCAAGGTTTTTTTAAATTATAAGGATTTGGCGTTTCCTCTTTTTGGACTTCATTAGTCATTTTCTTTTCTCCTAATTGGGGCTTCGGTTACAAGGTAGCTCTATGTCGACTAGAGGGCTTGTATTGTAAAGGTAGCCTTTCGGTTTTTATTTGATAAAGTGCCTACGCTAATAGGGTAGCTCTATCGTTTTTAGCTACGAACATACTTATCTTGAATATTAGGATTGTACATATTTCCTTTAATGTTTTTAGATGTTTCATCTTCTTCAAGTACATTAGTACCTGTGTTGACTACTTGTTTTCTATTTACATTAGATAAAATTTGTTCTTCTCCTTTATCCATATGAGGAGTACCTCCGTGCATCATTTCTTGTCTTTCATCTGCTTGAGCTTCAGCATCTTTCATCATAGACATTAATTTGTCTTCTCCGATTTCTTCTGTAGCTTTTGCAGTAAAAACAAATTCTCCATCCGATAACCTTGCAGGTATCGAATCAGAGACTCCTGAACCCGGTCCATCAACAGGACCAGACCCAGCAAATTCTTGTGCTACATCTATTACTTTATCAAATAACATTTGTAGCTCTTCATCTTGTTCTAGTTTTGAAACAAGCATATCTTCTTCATCATCTGTTAATGCTTCTTCCATAATAAATTGTGTATAGTTTTGTTCCATAGAATTATCTGATTCCATAGGTTCAGCAGACATAACCATCATCATTTGGTCATCCATAGAACCACCTTCTTGTGCCATCATTCTACCAACAAGTTCTGGTTCTTTTTTATGTAAAGCTTCTAAACCTTCATTAGGTAAATTTCCTCCACCATGAGCCATTCCTAGTCTATCATACTCTTCCATTATTTCTTCTATAGTCATATTAGGTTTTGCTATGTTAATATCTGTTCTATAAACATCTATTAAACCTTTAATATCTTTTTTAGTATATCCACTAGCTTCTAAAAGTGTCTCAATAGTTTTTATTTCTTCTCCATCATCTAACATTTTAATGGCATCTTTCATATTTATAGTACCTCTATCTGCCATATCAGTTGAATCATCTAATAAAGATTCTGGAGTTTCTTTTTTCTTTGCTTTTTCTTTATTTTTTTCAGCTTGTTTAATAAATTTTTTAACTATTTGACCTAAACTATAAGGTTGTCTACTATCATCAGACAATAAACCACCAGTAAACTCTCTTTTTCTACCACCCGGAGAATAATTTTTTAAAGCATCTAAATTTTCTTCTAACATTATTAAATCTTCTGTATCACTTCGTATCTTATCTTTTAATTCTTTTAATTGTTTTTCAGAACCAGTATCTTTAATTTTATCAAGTTTAGCTAAATCTTCATTATGATTTTTCATTAAAGTATCATATTGTTTTTGTAATTTAGCTTCTTCTGCTGCTCTTCCGGGTGCTTTAGTTGCACCTTTTCTAAGATTTAATATATTTTTAACTATTGCACCAGCTCCATATTGTTCTCTTGATAACATACCTCCACCCTCTTTATTTTCTCTTAACATCATAGCTGCTTGTATTTTACCTTCAGATAACATATCTTGAATTTCATCTTGAGTCATATCAGTTTTTTTAGCTAACATAGCAGCTTGTATTTTACCTTCTAAATTTATAAGATGTTCTTTTTTTCCTTTTCTCATACTATTTCTCCTTTGCTCTTCCTATGTTTATAGCAAACCAATCAATAACTTTATAAGCTTTGCTTATTAAATTATCATCATGTGGTGTCGGTGTTAAAGCAGCAATCATTGAACATATTGAAATTATCCAAGGTATCACTCCTACTATTTTTAAAATTGTATCTAATAAATCTAACATACTTATATCTCCTCTTTTCTGTTAATTGCTTCTTTAATTTCTAAACTTAGGTTATCCAACCTGCCCAGTAAATTCAGCTTCCCCTGCAACCGGTACATTTCCTGTTCCGATGTTGCCACCACCAGTTCCTGTAACGCCAAGTTCTTGAGGTTGTTCAGGTGTTCCTTGTAATCCTCCCATTGGGGATGGTTGACCACCGGGTTGAGCTTCATTGCCATTTTCTTGTCCAGCATTTTGCATTCCTATTATTTGTGCCATTATAGCTGCTTCTTCAGGGTCATTGAGTATTTCATCAGGGTCTAAGTCTAAGCTATAGGCAAGTTCACTTACGAGTTTAGAAATTTTAACAAATGGTGCAATAGCTGGACTTTGTGCAGTTTGTAAGAACATAGTCAATCTTTGACTTCTAACTTCTTTTTGCATCAAGCTATTTGTACCAGTAGCTTTAACTTCTAAATCACCTTCAATATCTAAATTACCTTCATGAAATTGCATGTTCCATTGAAAGTAAGATTCTCCAAGTGGCTTTAATAAAAAATCATCTAGATTTTTAATAACTGTTTTAACATTTAAACTAGATGCTCCAAGTAACATTGACATACCAGAAGCAGTCCTTGTCATACTTTGAACACCTGTTTGTCCATGTGAATAACTAGGTATTCCTGTTTGTTCATCTGCAAGTTGTCTAAACTTGTCAAACATCATTAAGTTTTCTTGTGATGTATTAGGAAACTTTAAACCATGTATAGCTTGTCCGGGCATTCCTGCTTGTCTTCTAAATATTTTTCCGGGATATATTTCCATGCTTTGTCCACCTACTAAAGCAGATTCATCTACATCAAAAACAAGTGAACCCGACATTGCCAAATTATCAATAGCCATTCTTGCATGACCATTCATAATTTGCTGACTGTCATCCATGTTTTCTGCTATACCTATACCAAAAAAGTTATAAGGATTTCTTTCATATGGAAAAGCATGATATGGTAACCTATAAGGTGTAAATGGATTAACTACTGCTCTAAGTAATTTATCTCCAGATATCCATGCATTAATTTGTACTTCATCTAAATCATCTATAGAATCACTTATTTCTATTCCTACTTCTCTTGCGTACTCTGCATCCATAATACCCCAGTATTCAAGAACTTCAAAATTAGTTTGATAATCATCTTCTGAAACATTATCATCTCTAATTTGTGATTCGTAATCTTTTTCAATATAGTTAGGACCCATTTGAATACATTCACGAATAGCATCTTCATTAAAATATGGCATGTTTCGTAGTTGTCTTAATTGACTTCTATTCATTTTATGTCTATGAATTATAAATTCACATTCATGCATATTAGTAGCTGAAGGGTCTGGATAAAAATCCCAACAACTTACAAATTCTATTCTAGGTACTCTTACTTCTAATGGACTATAAGTTCTTTCACCATCTTCTCCATTTTCCCATTTATGAAGTTTTTTATTAAAATTAAAAGGTCCTTTTATTATACCTGTACCTATTAAAGCAGATTCTAATAAAGCATTTCTTATTTCAGCATTACCATTAGATTCATCTATTTGGTCATGAATAAGTTTTTCCATTCTTCTTGCAGCTTTTTGTGCAGGAGAAAGTTCTAAAGCTTTTGGGTCTGGACTAACTCCATCTGATAAAATACCTGCTTCTTCTGCTTGAACTTCAATAGGAGCTTCAAACATTCCATTATAAAAAGTAGCTCCGGGTTTTAAAGTTCTGCCATCACCTTCATAACCAACATCATAAGGATTATCTATTCTATTTCCTATATCATCTGGTATTGATGTTTCTATATTAGGTGTTGGATTATTAATATCTAAATGAGCAAAGTCTGTTTCACCTTCTGGTATTTTAGTTTCTGTAATTCCTATTGGAAATTTACCTGTTCCAAATATAACATCTACTAATTGTCCAAAAGCTGCTAGTACTTTAGTTTTAGTAATTTTTACAAATACTCTAGACTTTTCAGACTCTCTAAATTTAACACCTTTAGCATATAAACCTCTATAGTTTTCATATGCTTTTATCCATCTTCTTTCATTAGTATCTCTAGCAGATTCAGCTTGAGCATATCTACCTTTAATAATACCTATAAGATTTCTTTCTTGGTCTTCTTCTAATGCTAATGTTTTTCCAGCTTCACCTTCTACATCTTCATAAATATTATCAGCACTTAAAAATGTATTTTCTTTTTCTGCCATAGTTTAATATCCAAATGTAGAATCAGCAGGTTTAAACATTTCTCTTTTTAATCCTCTAATTCTTTCTAGTGGGCTTTCCATTCTAGGTCTGCTCATTATCATATAACGCAATGCATCATATGCGTGGTCTGAAGCATGTGTATCTACATCTTCAGGATTATTTTTAGATAATGGTATAGACTGTAATTCTCTTATTAAGTTAGGACATGTATTAAATATCTGTAACTTAGGTCTTCCATTTTCTCTAACTTTTAAATACTCATGTATTTGTATTTTACCTTGAATCCTATTCTTGTCAGCTCTTCTTAATTTATGTCCAGCTCTAACAAGAGATTCTCCGACAGTAGGACCAGTTGTTCCTGTATTTGCCCACGCTGCAGTATCTAAAACACCACTAACAGAAAAAGGGTCTTCTGTCTCCATATCTGTTATTATACTAGCTAATTCAACACCTGTCAAGCCTTTTTTGTATAATTCTCTATAAATTATTAAAGTATTGTCATTCATGTCCATTATTCCCCATAAACAACAGCTTTCTGAGGCATAACCATAGTCAATACCTTTTACTCTTTCCCAATGAATTGGTAATGCAAAAGGACTAATAACATGTGTTTTAGGGTCAAACTCTGTAAATGCTGCACCTTCTGCTACATCCCAGTTACCTTCTAATAGTTGTTGTCTTTGAGTTGGTGGTAAAGATTTAAGCATTTGTTCATAAACTCCATCCTCTGCGAGATATGGATTATCTGCTAACTTAGCAGGAATAAACTTTCTTGTTAAACCATCATTACCTAAAATCTGTAGGTAAATGAGTTATTTCATCAAACCCTATCCAGCTATATGCTTGTCCTTGATACCTGTAAACATCTGCATCTCTTTCTAAGAAGCCAAATTCTATTTTAGCTCCTGAAGGAAAGTTCCATAGTTTTTCTACTTCACGAAACTTAGCACCGGGAAATGCTTGTGGATATAGTTCACGAGACTTGTCAATCATTTCTCGTAGTTCTGGCATAGAACGCCTTAATATTAATGCTCTATGTGCTTTTTTATGAGCATAGCGTAGTGGGTCAACTAACATTGCATAGGATTTACCACCACCTGCAGCACCACCATAAAGAACATCTTTTTCATCAGCAGCTAAAAAGTCTGTTTGTGGACCTTCATTTGCATGAAAGATTACATTGTTTTCTTGTAATACTTCTTTAATAGAAGGAGATACTTGTTCTAACTGCTCATCAGTTACTATATTAGATGTAGTTTTTTCTGTAGCTTTTTTGAGTACTTCTTGTTCTGTTTTTATTTTAGATTCTTTATAAGCTATTTTCTTTTTTGCTTTTGCTATTTCTTTTTTATCTCTAGCTAGTTTTTGTTTTCTTTTTTGTTCTGGTGAATACCTATATTTTATTTTAGGCTGTGGAGTTTTTTGTACAATTTTAGATAATCCTACATGACTTATTTTTCTACCTGTTTCTTCTGTTATAAGCTCTGATGCTTTTCTTAAAGAATATTCTTGATTAATTACTGACTGTATATATTTGTTTAGTATTTTTAATTCAGATTCTATTGGTTCTAAATAACCTTTAATATTACTTAGTTTATAACCAAAAGGAATAGTTACACCTTTTTTCTTTATATAATTCTTAGGTATAGACATTAACTAATTTTTTGTTGAATAACTGTACTAAATAAATTTTGTATAAGTTTTGTTCTATCTGCCTCTGCAGCTTGTTTATCTTTATAACCTTGTATACTTCCTTCTTCTATTAAAGGTAAAATTTGATTTAATCTATCATCACCTCTAAGTTTTTCTCCTGTTTCATCGCTTCTTGTAGGAACTATATAATATTTATCATTATATTTTCCTACTGAAGATGTTGCCCATTTAACAGCTTTTTGTCTATCACTTTCTACTGCATTTCTTAATGATTCCTCATTATCATAAGCAACTTGAAATTGAGGTTGAAAATAATTATAGTAACCATCAAAAGGAGATACTATTTTACCTTCATTTAATTTTTTTCTAGAATGAAGTCCATGTCTAGCATGTTGTTTACCTGACCTAGTAGCAGCTCGTTTCTTTTTATTAGCTCTTGCTAACTTTGCTCTACCTTTTTTAGTAGATTTTAATCTTTTTATTTGTTCTTCTGGAGCATAAACTTCTCCAGTTTCACTAGATTTTTTACCACTAGGAGTTCTCCATTTTTGTTTAGTCCATGTTCTAAGACTTTTTTGTATTTTTTTTAAAGCCATTTTTTAATAAACTTATTGACTTTAGTTATAAATTCTTTTATGTATTGTATTATTATATTCATATTATTTATAGCCTCCTCCTTTGGCTTTATATTGTTTTGCTAAAAGCTGGGCTTTTCGAGCCGACCATTGCCCGGGTTTACCTCCTTTAGAACCGGCTTTGATTTTCTCGAAAAGCCTCTTACGCATAGTAGGCTTAGTATAATTACCAGCTTTATTAACAGTTGACTTTTTCTTTTTAGTCGTTGTTTTCTTTCTTGGCATTTTTTCCTCCTTTCTTAAAAATCTTATCCCAGTTATCTTGGTATTGTTTTGAAAAAACATCTACTCTAGGTCTAGCACCTTTGCCACCCCAGCTATCACTTTTACCATAAATACTTTTTCTGAAGACTACTTGATTGCCTTCATCGTTTCCTATTTGTCTACCCATATTGATTATGTTTTCTTCGTGCTATTTTTTGTTCCCAATTTTCTATTGCTTTACATATACTGTCTTCTGCTAAGACTGAACAATGTAATTTAATTGGTGGTAATTCTAATGCTTCTGCTATGTCTTTATCTTTGATAAGCTTTGCTTCTGCTATAGTTTTACCTTTT